AGTAGTTGCAGAAGTTGTAGATATTTCTGTTCTAATCAACACAGGGCTTAAAGGCATCCACGCTTTTTTAGGAGAAACCGAAAGAGGTTTTGGAAATAAACTTGTGGGAACTTGGGCTGAATATAAAAAACATTTTGGAGGTTTAGTTATTGGTAATGATTTTCCTTTATTATGTAAAAGAGCATTGGATGCAGGATGTAAACTTCGAGTTGGTAGAGTTTTGCATTATACTGATGTTACTGATAAAAGTACTATAACTGGAGTCGCTTCGCAAGAAGCTACTAATAGTTTCATAGAGGCTAAAAGTATCGGTACTTGGGGAAATAAAGTGAAATTTAAAATTGTTGCTAATAGTTTAGGAAAGTATGTACTTACTGCTTGGATAGACAATAGTGGAGCGGTTACAGAAGAAGAGGAGTTTGAATTAGTTTCTGCTTCTGGAGTTTTGACTGCGGAACAGGCTCAATTAGAGGCTCACAATATAAACACTAAATCTAATCTGTTAAATTGTAAATCTGCAACTTTAACAGGATTTAATATTTCTACTATCGTAGATACCAGTTTCACTCTAACTTTAGGAACTAATACAGGCACTTTAGTAGATGCAGATTATACTGGAGATAGTGGAGCAGAAACTGGAGTACACGTATTTGATAATGCTACAGACTTCACTCGTATTTCAATTCCTGCTAAAGCAATTCCTGCATTGGATATTAAATTAGTAGCGTATGTAAATACAAGACAAGATTGTAGAGTAATTTTGAGAACTCCTACAGGAATTACAGGAGCAACTGCAATAGAATATAGAGAGGGAACTGGGGCTTGGTCTCATACCGCTATTAATTCTTGGTTAGCATCTATGGTTTATGGGGGTCTTTTAATTTCGCATCCAGTAACCGGGTTAGAAACAGAAGTTCCTGCATTATCATCTGTAGCAGGAAACTACAGTAATAAAGATAATACTAATTACGAATGGTTCACAGCAGCAGGCTCTAAAAGGGGTAAGATTTACGGTGCATTGGGTATCGGATATAATCTTGGTAGCGCTGCCAGAATTACAGAAGCTAATAACGTTGATACTCACGGTATCAATCCAGTTATAGACGATGCAGATTATGGTTTAGTTTACTGGGGTAACAGTACTCTACAAAAAGAAGATACTTTATTGAAGCACGAAAACGTAGCAGATTTATTAATCTTCATTTTAAGAGCCGTTAAGCCTTTAGCAAAATCTGAATTATTCGAGCCAAATGATATTGCAACTTGGAAATCAATTTGGAGAAAAGTTAATCCATTGTTGAAAGAAGTTAAAAAGAAAAGAGGTATTTGGGATTACTTGTATCAAGGAGACCAAAACATTGATAAGATAGAACAAGCAGTAGTTAATTCTACAGAGGACATTGACAAAGGTAAATACACTTTTATTCTTTGGATTAAGCCAAAAGTAGGATTAAAATATGTTGGTGTAAAAGTAACGGTTACTAACTCTGGTACAAGTTTCGAGGAGGTATCTGGGCAACCTAATTAATAATTTAAAAAACTAGAAACAATGGCAAGAAAAGTATTTAGGTTTGCTCTCGAAATTGACGGAGTGGATCAACTATTAATTCAAGATGTGAAGAAACCAGTTAAAGAAATTGGTAAAGTTGTTCACGGGGGAGAAAATGGAAAAGAAATAAAGACCGCAGGAGGTCAAACTATATCTGATGGAGAACTTCAAAAAATTAAGCCTGCTGATGTATCTGATACTTGGGCTTGGGATTTAATGGAGAAAGCAGCACAAGGATTGCCTGCTGATTATAAATTTGATGCAGTATTCAAAGAATATGCTCCAGATGGAATTACAACTCTAAACCGTTGGTTATGGGAGGGCGTTTGGGTCTTCAAAACAGACGATAGTAATTACAAAAGAGGTAATCAAAACGAAAACGTAATTGAAACAGTTAGTTTATCTGTAGATGACGTTACTCCGATAAAGTAAAAATCATTAATTCTTTAGAAATATTAAAAGCGTAACATTAGGTTGTTGCGCTTTTTTCGTTTTGTGCAGACTATAAAAAAGACTACTTTTGTTCTTATTAATTAAAAACAAAAGTGATGACACACACATTTAAGTTACCGAGTGGTGTAGAGTGCGAACTTTCCGAATTAACAGGAAAACAACAACGTATTCTTACCGAACAGAACAAGAAACCTCACAATGAGAAGTTAGCAGAAATGTTAGCATCTATTTTAGTGAGAGTAGGAAGTAAAACTGATATTGATGAGAAATTCATTAAAGAAAAAATGCTTACTTGCGACAGGAATGCCGCGTTAGTAGAAGCTAGACAATTCTCTTTAGATTTTGAAGATGAATTTGTTTTTATGCACACTTACAAAGGAGCAGACGGTCAGAAACATACAGTTGAAATTTCAGAGAAAGTTCCAGAGGGGCGTTTTCCTAGTACTCCAGTTAAAAAACTGAATGCTAAAAAAGAGTATGAGCCTGCAAACTATTCAGAATATGAAGAAATTGAGAAAGATATTCTTATAGAACTTCCTAGAAGCAAGAAAAAGGTACGTTTTACGTTACTTGACGGCTCTGGAGAAAAGATTGGTGTATCTACATCGAAAACTAAAAGAAGTTCTCATACGCCCATTAAAATGCGTAATCCCGTTTATTTTGAGCAAGGGAAAAAAGATGTAATACCAGTTTCTTTGAATTTAGATAATTTAGGAATTAAGGATATTGAATTTTTAAGAAAAAAAATTAAAGAATTTGAGGGTAGAGTCGATACAGAAATTATGTTCGACCACCCAGTAGAAGATAAGCAAGAAATACTAGATGTAATTAGTACGGTGGCTTTTTTCTTCCCCTCCGAAGCGATTTAGACGATGTAATAGATACAGAGGGGTATCTCTATGGAGACATAGATTACGATTGGTGTTTTTTGACTTACGACAATGGGCTTCCAATTACATTAGAAGAGTTCGAGAACTTCTCATATAGAAAACGTAGTAAGTTTTTAAAATGGATGAGGGGACAGAAGAAACTAGAAGAAAAACAACGAGAACAACAAAAGAATAGTTAGTTATGGCATTAGGCACATTTTCTGGAGGAGGTTTAGGTATGGGAGTGGCGTTTACTCTTGTAGATAGATTCAGTTCGGTGTCCGATAAAATAGCCTTAAAATTTAAAAAGTTAGACGGAGTAACTACACAGAGCGTGAACAGTATAGCACGCTCTATGAAGCGCTTAAAATCTGGTTTAATTATGGCGGGAATAGGTGCAGCGGTACTGGCTGCGGTATTTGTCTCCCCTATAAAAAGAATGATAGCCCTGTCAGACAATATGGCGGATGTGCAGAAAACTACTGGACTAGCCACTAAGGAGCTGACCTCATATAGAAAAGAACTACAAAAAATAGATACTAGAACCTCTTTAGATGATTTATTATTAATAGGTAAAATAGGAGGACAAATAGGAGTAGCCAAGAAAGAGCTTCTAGGATTTACCATAGCCATAGATCTAGCAGTAGTTGCCTTGGGAGACGAGTTCTCTGGAGGAGCAGAACAAGTAGCCTCTGAATTAGGTAAAATAAACAGTATTTTTGGAGTAGATAAACAGTACGGGGTCGCGCAGGGTCTTACTAATATAGGTAGTGCTATCAATGCACTAGGAGCAGCAGGACTGGCTACTGCTCCCTTTTTGTCTGATTTTGCCAAAAGGCTCGGTCCTGTGGCTGTGGACGCTGGAATTACTGCATCCCAAGTTCTAGGACTGGGTGCAGCCCTAGAACAATTAGGAGCATCCCCAGAAGCAGCTGCATCTTCTATACAAGAGTTTTTAGGCAAGTTACAAACGAGCATCCCACAAATGGCATCGGCAATAGGAGAAAGTTCTGATAATTTCAAAAAATTAGTAAATGAGGATGGTAACGCTGCTATGCTACTGTTTGCAGAGAGAATGGTAGAAATGCACGGAAGCGGAAGTGATTTAAAAGTAGCCCTAAAAGGACTAGGACTAACAGGAGTAAGATTATCTACTACTTTCGCACAGATAGCTAATAATACTGATTTAGTAAGAAAAAAGCAAATGCTTTCTAATTTAGAATTTAACAAAGGAACATCACTACTAGAAGAGTATAATATTAAAAATAATACTTTAGCTGCCTCTTTAGATAAAATGGGAAAAAAATGGGATAATATAAAAATAAGCATAGGCGAACTGGCGGATGGTCCTTTCAGTTGGCTAATAGCAGGACTGGACTGGCTGCTCTCCCTTATAGGTCAATTTTTAAACACTTGGATAGGTAAATTTGTTTTAAGTTTAGTCCTTTCTTTCTCTTTATTGGCACTCGCCATTGGACTGGCTACCGCTGCAACTTCTGCCTTTACTTTGGCTATGGGATTACTGGGAGCAGTTACTTGGACTGCCCTGTTGCCCTTTGTTTTGATAGGAGCAGCGATAGTAGCAGTTACTTATGCCATTGTTAAGATAGTCGAGGGTGTAAAAAAAGTAAGAGCAGCTTGGGCAGCGTGGGATGGTATTACACCAGTAGGAGGAGTGATGAAATTCTTTATGAAAATTGCAGGAACTATTGAAGCCGTGTCCCAAATATGGAAATCTTTTAATGGAGATACTTTCACTCTTACGAAATCATTAGCAGATAAATTACAGGCTCTAGGAATACTAGATTGGGTAATTAAGATTGGAACTTTCATATCACGAATTAAAGCAGTTTGGAATAGAGTAGTAAAAGGTTTTGTTGTAGGTTGGGGCGTTCTAAAGGGATATTTGATGGAAACTTGGAGCATTTTAAAAACCAGTTTTGCAGGAATAGGTAAATCTTTTAGACGTATTTTCTCATCTATAAAAAAAGCAGTACAGCCCCTTATTGACATCTTCCACAAATTAACTAAAGGAATGTTTAAGTCGCAAGGAAGTTTGAGTTTTTGGAAAAAATTAGGAGACATCATAGGTAAAACTATTGTTGCACAGTTTAAGATTTTTGGTTTCATCATAAAGTGGGTTATACAATTAGTAGCTTGGTTGGTTGAGGGAATAGTTTGGGCTATATCTAAAATCATAGAGGGCGTTATGTGGTTGTATGGATTGTGGGTAGATTTATGGGTAGGAATGGGAAGTGTTGCTTGGGACTTTATTACTGGTCTATTTGATTTAGGAGCAACCTTATTTAATGCGGGGGTAACACTAATGCAATCTTTATGGGACGGCTTTAAATCCCTATTTCCAAGTATAGCATCTTGGATAACAAAATCTATATCTTCTGCTTTTGGAGGAGTAGCAAAAGCGATGTCTTGGATAGCAGAAAAAACAGGACAGGCTTGGGACTGGGCAACTAGAGAATACGATGGAGGAGATGACCCAAATAATGAAATCAACCCAGACACAGGACTTACTAAAGGAACAGAAAACGGCAGGGCTGCTTATGAGGCTAGTTTTCATAAAAACAGTAGTAAAAGCCCTATGGTCGTTAATAACACTAACACTACTAAAAATAATGAAAAGCAACCTATAATTATACAAAATATAGTAGATGGGGATATGATTACCGAAAAAGTTATAGAAAATATGGAATTTAAACAAGCAGTAAGTAACTAATGAGTAAACTATATTTTACAGCGTTAAGAAGTTTAGAGAGACTGGAGATACAATACGTGCCTCCAGAAATTGCTATAACTCGTTCTCCTATAATTGCAGGAGTTGCCGTTGTAGGTAGAAACAATCCAAAACATCATTATCTTGGAGGTAGTACTGAAATGAGTTTAGAGTTAGATTTTCATTCAGAAGAAGCCAGTAGAGAAGATGTAATTACTAAATGTAAATGGTTAGAAAGTTTAGCCTATGGAGATGCTTTTGATAATCCTCCAGAGACTGTTAGATTGACCTTTGGTAAATTATTTAGAAACAATGAAATATGGGTTGTAAAAGCCGTTAATTATAAATTAAGTTTATTTGAAGAGAAGTCTGGATATTTACCTAAACAGGCTTATGTACAATTAACTTTGGCTCTTGATACTAAAAAGAACCTTAAAATAGAAGATGTAAAATGGAAGTCATATTAGGTGGTAATAGCGTTTATAGGAATGGAGAAGTCGCATTATTTTCAGATAATGAGGGCTTACTCATACGAGATACAGTTAACTTCGTAGGAGCGACAGAGGACGTTTACCATACTGTAAAAACACTAGACAGAATAGACTTACTTGCATACAATTATTATAAAAACAGAATTGAAGATGCCAGTAAATTCTGGTGGGTTATTGCAGATGCAAATAACATAGAAAATCCTTTAGACTTAACCTCATTGGTAGGTCAAAATATTCTTATACCGAACATTTTAGACGTACTATTAAAATTACAAGAATGAGTATAAAAAGTCCTTATTACAAGGTTTATATTGGAGATAGAGATATTACTAGATATGTTGAAAGTATTACTTACGAAGATGCTACAGAAGAAGATAATATAATAACTTTAAAGATAGACCAAGATTACGCTTTACAATTAGCCGATGATCCAGATTTTGTTACAGGAAAAATTATAGCATTCCAATTTGGATTTATGGGAGGAGCAGTTTCTCAATTACACAAATCAAAAGTAACAGACATTAAGCACACGTATAGAGAGCGTGTCATGATGACTATGAAATGTTTAGATTTAGGTACTACGGTTAAGAAAACTACTTCTCAAAAGATATGGGAGAATAAAACCTCTTCTCAAATTGCAGAAGCTATTGCATCTAAATACGGATTTGATAAAGAAATAAAAACTACTTCTAAAGTATGGGAAAATTTACCACAAGGAAATAAGTCAGATTTAGAATTTCTAAAGTATATTGCAGCAAGAGAGGGGCAAGGTAATTTAGTTGTTTTTATAAGAAACAACACTTTGTACTTTGTAGAACGAGGACT